GATACATATCCTTTTCTTGTTGCGTGAGTAGTAAGTGACGGATCCTTTGGTAATACAACATTGTCAGTCATATTTAAATCTCCATTTACTGTTGCGCCGTTTAAATTGATTTGACTCGCTGTACTGTCTGGAGCGTTTGTCATATCAATTCCGTATGTCTTAATTTGTCCTGCTGTGGTATAACCTATGTCTACGTTGTCTATAGTACCAGGTATTCCAACATTATTGATTGTTAATCTGCCATTGATTACTGAAAGATTGGTTGTGTTCTGATAGTTTACTTTAAATACTCCACCTGTAACAGCTAAACTTTCAAAGCTGTTGGACACAGTAGTACCTGTATCGTCATCATCATCTGATGGTGGTACATACTGAACGAATTGTGTACCGTTAAGCAATATTGACTGTACGTCAATAGTAGGCGCAGTAATTTTTCCGTTAGTATCTACAGTAAAATTAGGGCTTTCAAATCCGTTCTGTGCTTGGAATTTTTCGTTTATTACAGTTGACATACTTTATCCTTAAATCGCACTTATCTGTTTAATAGTAATCGTACCTCTCATGGCACCATGACTTGTACATTGATAAGCATAGTTTCCACTTATAGCTGAAGGTATTTTCCAATACAATGTACCTGATGTCTTACCTTGAGCTGATGATCCAGTTGATTCTGTACCGTCATTTGCCACATGTACTAGTCCTTCACTGTAAGCAGTACCACCACTTGTTTCAATTTGGAATGGATGACTGCTTAATGAACTGTCATTCAAATCAAACGCAAGTGTTGTGCCGTTGATACCATAAATGATAGGATCTTCAGTGTTACCATACTGGTCAAATTTATAACCATTAAAAGAATCTGCTGTAACTTTTAATCTTGTTATCGCTTGATAAGCAACCTGATCAATTTTTTGACCTAAGTCTACCCAGCTTGAACCACTGTAGGCAAACAAAGCACCAGCACCCGGACTTGTTATAGTTGTATCTGATAAACTTGATAAGTTATTAGTGCCAGAATAATTAATTGTTACTGTATCGCCTGAAACTGCTGTTGAAATATTTGTTCCACCTGCTATTGTAAGTGTATCAGTTTTTGAATCAGCTTGTGCTAATCCGCTATCTGATTGAACATTACTGAAAGCAAACTGGTTTTCTTCACCTGAGTTTGGTGAACCTGTATACGCAATAGTTAATGTATCGCCTACAATACTTGTAGAAATATTAGCACCACCTGCCACTGTTAATGTATCAGTTGTACTATTTGCTGACGTTGTACCTGTATCTCCGTCAAATGTTTGGAAAATGTTTTGATTTCCACCTGTACTAATCGTAGTAAAAGTAAATGTACCACTGCCGTTAGTTGTTAATACTTGTCCGTTTGATCCATCTGATATACTTAAATCTGTTAATGAACTTGGTACTGTTGGTTTACTGTTTAAGTTGTTGTAGTTTAAATAATATGAACCATCTTGTCCATCAAGCGTATCAGCATCTAATCCTGATCCTCCTGAAGCAACATCAACTCCTGGTGCCCATTTACCACCGTCCCATTTAAGAACATTTCCTGTTTGTGGTGCTTGACTGACTGTGTCAACATCTGATAATGAATTAATATTTCCTACGTAAGCTACACTTTTTAATGGATCTGTGTAATTTGTAATTGCTCCGCCACTAGCGTCTAAAAGTAATTTGTGCCATGCTCCTGCGTGTGCTACATAAACCGAACCACCTTCGTGTACATGAAGTATTGCTCCATGATATGTTGAAGCATCAATAGCATTCATTTGGTTTAGTGTTGAAGCATGAAAACTTACCTTGTTTATTTTTGCGTTGTCATTTGGAATATCAAGTTCAAGATTTGAATTAATGATATCTTTTAAGTTAGTGCCATCACCTAGTGCGTTATACAGCTCTTCAGAATTAGCATTAATCTTGGCGGCACCTGCTCTAAGATTATCACCTGTTCCATCGTTTGCGGCTGTACCTACGTTAATTACTGATTTTGCCATTATTACGTCCTATCAAATGTTACATTAGTTTTATCAAATGTGCTAGTTGTAGCATCAAAAGTATTTATTCCAGATGCCTCCGTCGTTGATGTATCCTCGACTATGGCTGGTGGAGTTAACTGATGTATTGCCTGAGCATAGGTAGCATGAAATGTAACTTTACTGCCTAAATACGTATTTGACTTAGGACTAGCATATAGATATACGCTACTAGCGTCTACTGCCGCTGTAACAGTTATTAATTCTTGGTTAATTGTTGCCCTACCAAATATAGAAACAACAGCTCTGTCTGGTCTAGCAACCACAGAAATTTGCATTGTTTCTTTTTCATTACTGTCAAACTCAACTGCTACTTGATACATAGCACTACTAAAATCACCTAGGTGAAATTTATCTAAAATAGTGTTATTTCTCTGTACTGCTACCCAGCTTCCTCTAAAGCTAAAGTTAGATCTACTAGGTAATAATATTGAATTATTTTGCCCTTTTGTAAAAAAGTTTGTCAGAAGTTTATTCATTTACCTGCTCCATACTGTATTTATCGTTTTGCACTGATATGTAGAGCTTTAATATTTTAGGAAATATCCACTAATGAATGGGCATAAGCTAGTAGATTATCAAATACTTCTGTTTTTTTCTTTAGATCTTTGTTGGCAAATGTTTCTAACTTCTTAGCAGTTTCTAATCCATAACCAGTCTTAACTAGCACTGGCTTTGCTTTAGCTTTGACAGCGGCTTTTAAATCAGTGATCTTATCTCCTACATACACACCGTTTGACCAGTCGACTCCTATTTCACTTGCCGCACGTTTGAACATTCCTGTATTAGGTTTTCTATACGGATCATCCTTAAATGGTGTGGTTGAGTAGTACAATCCGTTTATACTCTTACATCCTATTTGGCCTAACAATGTCATCATATGATTATGAACAATATCAACGTCAACTGCGTCCATTATACCTTTTTGTATGCCTGCTTGATTGGTTAGTATTACCACGTCATACCCTTTGTTTCTTATCATTTTAACAGCTTCTAAGCTACCTTGTATTGCTTTAAACTGGTCTGGCTTGGTAACGTAACCACCTATGTCTTCGTTTATTGTGCCGTCTCTATCTAGTCCTATTACTGGTATTGACATTACGGTCTCCATCTATCATCTGACCAGCCAATTTTATCTTTATTATGCCATCCTAGTTCTTCAAGTATAATAGGATCATTAGCTGTTAATTTTTTCTCCCAATCATCTACGAATTGTTTTGTCTCTGTAGATAAAGGCTCTATATGTTTTTCAACAAATTGAGCCGCTTCGTGCGTCAATGGATGTAGTTCATGTATATTCATGTGCTGGTGTTCTTCCTTCAAGCTAGGAACACTTTTTGGTCTTGTTACAAAAAAATCTTCATCGGTTCCAAAATCAAGTGCGTTTAAAATTGGAGGACAGGTAGTAGCAATATCTTCTCTGTAAGATTCTAAAACTGCTCCTACATCCTCAAGTTCAAGTTTAGGATTAGTTTGATTGAAGTGCTTAGGAGCATCTTCCCAACCCTCAAATGGATCTCTAAAATAAGTTGAGTAAACTTTACAACCTATAGTGTCTAATGCTTTGTGAGTAGCACTTATTGTAGCACAATCACGCATTGTACAGTGCATTATATCTGCCCAGGTCCAAGTGTTTTGATAAAAATAATTATTCAACATAAAACTATTTTCACTATTAATTGTTTGTCTACTAAAATTTCCAGGTGTCCACCATCCTTTGCCCATATGGTATCTATCTTCTCTGTACATACTTGACCATTGTAAAAGAATTATATCGTCTTTAGTAAATTTGTGTATGGTGTTAGCTTCCCATAGGCGCATGTTGATATACATGTTACCTGCGCCGCTTTTTGCCCAGTTTGAACCTTCGTAACCTTTAGTTTTGTAATGATGAATGAGTATATCTGCCCAAGTAGGATAAAAATATTGTGTTAGGCTACAACCAAACGCAAATATCCTCACGACAATCTCCGTATTAAGTCTAACATCAGTTTATGCGGAACACATTTTAACATATCATTTTGTTTTTTAGCATCAATTTGTCTATTTACAAATTCTTTTGCTTCAAGCGGAATACTTTCATATTGTTTTTTTACAGCTTGTGTGTCGATCAATCCAAGACCATACATCACTAATATATAATTGTATTCATTGAACAAAACTTTTTTGGTTTTATCTGTAAAATCATCTGCTACTGGTAATCTTGTTCGCCACATTTCTAAATTGTTTGCCAGGCTATCAGGCATTTCAGTTTCTTTAACATGTTTCCAAAATTCTGTATCATTTTTATCAGTAATATAGTGTAAACAAATAAAGTCTCTTATATTATTCATAATCGATTCGACTTCTTCGTTGTATCTTTGAATAGTAGGCTTATTATAATTTACAATACGTTGTGCTAATAAAAAACTTTGATTAATACTTGTACCTATACTGCTAGCCTCAAGTGGTTCTACGAAGCTAGCCGATAATCCTATAGCACAAACATTATTAATCCAAGGCTTATCTAATGCTCCTGGATCAAATTTTATATTCTTAGCCACAGACACTTCGTGTCCTAAGTATTCTTCAGCTTCTATTTTAGCTTCTTCCGGGGTAATAAAATCACTGTCATATATATAACCGTTGCCTTTGCGACCCCAAACAGGAATTCTAAACAGCCATCCACTGTTCATAGCCCTAGCAACTGTCCAAACAGGTATTTCATCTTCTTCTTCAGTCGGAAATACAATAGCTTCTTTCATTTTTAAATATTTAGAATAACTTTGCCATTTGGCTCCCATCTTTTCTATAAGTAAACGTTTGAATCCTGTAGAATCAATATAAAAGTCATAATGATAATCAGACTTTTCTCCTTTCAAGCTGGTAATATTTTTTCCGTCTGGCATATTGATAGCAGTAATTTCATCATCTACTACTTGGCAACCATATTCTATTGCTTTTTTTGTAAGAAAGTCATTTAACTTGCTGGTATTGAAATGATATTGACTTACTCCTGTATCATTAGGCCTTTCGTCCATATATTTGTTGAATGGTTGATGACTCTTCCATGTGTATGCTCCTACAAGTTCTTTAGGATGAACGTTATCTGATAAAAGTTTAGCATAAGTCAAAGGTAATCCAAGGTGTTCACCTACAAAAGGATCATGAACACTTTGTAAAAAATCATTTTTACTCCAATTTTTAAACATAATACCTGATTTAAATGTTGCGTCTGTTTCTTTAATTAATTCTCCAGCAGTAATGTTACAAAAATCCATAAAGGCTTGCCAATGTTCAGTACTTCCTTCACCAACGCCTATAGTTCCAATCTTAGTACTTCGGATAACATCAACTGTATACTGCGGATAACTTTTTTTAAGTATAAGTGCGGCAACAAATCCAGCTGTACCGCCACCTACAACACAAATTTTCATAATATGTCTCCGTTTTTACTCATCTAACGTATACCATCCAGATACTATGTATTTGATTCCTTTGTAAATAGGATTTCCCCTATGCGGATGAGTATAGTAAGCTGGAAAAAATGCTAACTTACCAGGTTCTGGTTTTATTTTTACGCCTTGATATAAAAATTCTGTCTCTCCACCTTCTTCTACAGCGTTTAGATACAAAGTGTATGCCATCACTCTCGAAGAAGTACATAAATCTGCGTTTTCACAATGCCAAGCATGGTATCCTTGATGTGGTCTTGTCTTTTGTATGCTCATTCCTTTTGGAGAATGTTGTACAACTGCGGCTAAACTATCATATTTTGATCTATATTTCTCTTCATACGTTGTCATTACGGTTTGATAGAAAAACTTACACAGGTCTGCGTCTACATGAAACATATTATTATGGTTAGCTAGATCCATGAATATTCTTTCATCTTGATTTTTAAATCCTGTTTGATGTTCAGTCAATTGCATAGAAGCTCGTTGTTCAAATGTTTCAATTAACTTTTTACAATAGTCTAAAGGAAACACATGTTTGTATTCTTCTATTCCGTTAAAATTACCTTCCATCTTACCTCCTAAATAAAGAACTGTTGGTTCAATCTATATAAATCCTCATAAAACATTCCTGGTTTTACGTATGCTGTATGTAACATGTTCTGCGGATACAACACCATTCTATTAAATTTCATAGGAACAATACCAGTCATTTCCCAATCTCCTATTGATTCTGTGATATATTTTGTTATAGGAGTCGTTTTTTGTTTGTCATAGTAGTTATACTGATCAGGATCTTGTATAGACTCCTTTCCGGCAAACTCATAAAAGGAAGTTCCACCATTACTTTCGTTTTCTGTATTCAAATAAATGGTACTAGCAAAATTTAAACCACTAGGATTGTCCATATGCGGAGACATAGGTGGTAAATTTTCGGATTGCATTACGTTTACCATAAAGGTAGCTCTCATAAAACTTTCTGCCATCATGTTTGCTGACCAATTAGACATTATATTAGGATAATACTGTCTACATAGCTGATCAAATATCCAAGACATTGAATCTAAAACGTAAAAAGCGTTAATTCTCCAAGCAGGGTTATTTCCTCTAATACGTTGATTTGATGAAGCTGGTATATCCAAAGCTAATTGTCTTACGCTCATAGGATTTTTGTAAAAATCATCAACTACTACAACTACTGTCTGTTTTCTTCCTACCTTTTTTATAGTTACAGAGTAGTCTTTATTGATTTCAAAAACTTCTTCTTCATTAATCTTGTTTTTCTTCATCTGTTCTCTCTTTGATAGTAAAGTTGGCACTGATAGTAGCTCTTGTCTCATCACTTTCATTCACAGTGACATAGTGTTCTAAAACACTTGGAAAAAATACAATGTCTCCTTCACGTAATGGAGGAGTTATCCTGTTGTTGTATCTAAAAGGTTCCGAACTACAACTAGGTAGAGAACTACTGTGGAAGAAGTCATAAGTGTTTCTATAAAACACAAATCTACCGCTATCTGGAGGAAGTTTAAGCATGTAAGCACAACTTATTACGCTTTCCCCAGCATGATTGTGTAATTCTTGGTGTTGATTTTTACTATATCTGTTTAACCAACATTCAACTCCATAAGATACCGAATGATCAACACCTAACTTTGAAAGATAAGTGTTTAATCCAGCAACCGCACCTTTAATAAAGTTATGAAAGGGTAATTTATTTGAATCTGGAAGTCCAAACGTGGTGTCTACATTACAATACCAGCTAGGATACTTATTAAAGTTACTATCATCTTGTATTATTTTAGTAAAATCTTCTTTTACTTCATCATGTGTGCTTAAAGGTTCGGCAAAAACTGGAATTGAATATAAATCTATGAACATTAATTCTTCATTTCTACCAATTTTCCAAATTCTGGTAGATAAAGATATTCAATTTCACTGTTATATAATGTTCTCACAGCATCATCTAATGTTTCTACCAACGGTTCTCCGCCTAAATTAAAACTTGTATTGAAAATTATAGGCACACCGGATTGATCGTAAAACTCTTTTATGATGTCATAGTAATGTTTATTTTGTTCTTGGGTTACTGTTTGTATTCTACAGGTTCCGTCTACATGAATTATACTAGGAATTTTTTCAGCAACGCCATCTTTACAATTCATTGCGTACATCATATGCGGAGATTGTTCTAAACCACGCATATCAAACCAATCGTTAGCATGATCTAACATTATAGTTCCGGCAAAAGGCCTAAAATATTCTCTACGTTTGACTCTGTTAACATGATCTTTACCATCTTCAATAGTAGGATCGAATAACAAACTTCTATTCCCCAAAGCTCTTGGTCCATTTTCGGATCTATCTTGCCATAGAGCAACAATATTTTTGTCACGGATGATTTCAACAACTTTTTTATGATCAACATCGCTTGTAGTTGCTCCATATTTTTCAGCAATATTATCAATGTCATTGAGAGTTAAATTGTATTTAAATCCTTCATAAATTGTTTCCGTATATGATCTTACTTTTTTATCTTTTGTTAGTTGATGATATAATAATAAAGCGGCACCTATAGCTGTTCCAGCATCACTTGATACAGGTTCAACATATAACTTTATATCTTCTTTATTAAGTTTATCTAGATACCAATAATTTGCTACACAATTTAGTGCGTATCCTCCACTTAATACAACATTTTTATTTCCAGTCATTTCAACAGCTTTGAAAATTAATTTTAAAACTTCTTGTTGTGATTCGTCTTGTATAGCATAAGCAAGATCTCTTCGGTTTTCTAACGTGGTTAGATCAACTTTGCTATTTTGTAAGTCTGTAGACGTATACAAATAATCATATTTGCCATCGTTTACTAAAGCGGCATTAGGATATGTAGGAATAATTACATTTCTATCAGCAGTTCTCCACTTTCCTCCTGAACCATCTGTATAGATAGCAGGAATATTTGTATTTGGCTTTCCATATGGAGCCAAGCCCATTGTTTTTCCTGCTTCAATTGGTTGAAATCCGCAATATTGTGTTACTGCTTCGTAGGCTTTAACTATTCCTGCTGAGTCATCCAACACTAATTCATGAAATCCTTCCTCTCCTTCTCTGTCACTAGGAATTTGTGTAATATGTGTGCCAGGATAAGGACCATTTCCTCCTTGATGCTTATACAATGTTTTAAAGTCATCTGGATAGTTACATGAAAAAACACTTTCGCACTCCCATGTCATAAATTCTTCATTAAAGGTTCCAGAATTTATATTCATAGGAATAAAAGTTCCAGCCCCGTCAACTATAACTGCTGTTGCTGATTCAAAACCTGATCTATAAAAAGCACAAGCGGCATGTAACTTATGATGAATATGACTAAGATCTATTACTTGCCTAT